CATCGCCCCAGGCATTTAACTGCCCAGCTGGCCATGCAACTTCACGTCCCAAACCTACTACACGAACTTGTCCTTGTGCGCCAGAAGCAACAGGACTTGCTGCTAAAGCGGTGGTAGAGAAACCAGCGCCACCAACACCAATGGTATAACCATCGGCAGTTGTGTAACCAGCTGCTGCGGAGAAGTTGTATTCTGAACCAATGGCTGTAGCATCTACAGAACCATTACACTGAGCTTCGTATACGAGAACTGGGTCTTGGAAGATCCAGAAAACGATGTTAGAAGCAGCGTCAAGGCTTGCCTTAGAGATTGACTTACCTAATGTACGGTTACCTTCAGCGGCTGTGTATTCCACACCGTCAAATACGCCGTAAACAGGGCGAGTTGTATCAGTTGTTGCGATTGTTAATTGGCCTGCAGACGTGATCGATACTGGTTGATACTGGTAAAAAGTCTGACCAGTGCTCAAAGAGTAAGGAGCGCTATAATCTGGTGCGCCTACGACGAAGCTGTTTGTTCCAACGAATGGAACAGAGCGGTCAAGGCCACTTGGATGATAGATCGGCTTCATGCCAAAGGGTTTAAATGTTGTGGACATTTATATTATTTCCTTTGTTGTTTTTGAAGTATGTTATTCAAAACGAATATTACTATTCGCCTTTGCGGCTTCCTTTTCCATTTCCAAAACTCCGCCTTCAAGAATTGAGCGTCCGCCTTTACCTTCTTGTGCGGTTGAACGCACTTGAGCAGTAATATTGCTTTGGTATGCAAGTGGATCTTCCAAATGCATAAGTCGCATCACTTCTTGATAAACTTCTTCTGGTAATTTGAAGAGAACCATTTCGTTACAGCTAACACAGCCTTCAAACTTGCCGGAGCTCATTTTGCCTAAGTTTTCAAAGCCTTTTCCTAATTCTGCGGCTTTCACTGGCTCATAACCCAACGCCATACGTTTGTCGATACTGTCATAATTATTTGTGGTGGATAACCAGCACAAATGCATCCCAGGGATTACTCCCTTGGGCAGGTCTGGCAATGCGCTATTTTGCCATCTATCTCTAAACGCTTCTGCACGTTCGCGCTTTGATACATTGTCCGGATCTTCTGCTGCAATCCGTTCTTTTGTTTCTTGTACTCGGTCCGCTAAGCGGTCTTCTAAGTCACGTTTGATTCTTGGATTTGCCATGATAATTAACCTTTATTTTGACGATCATACGCGGCGTATGCGCGGATCATTTTGTTTCGTTTTTCAATATCGTCCCACGCACCAGCATCTCTAATTGCCTGCACACGTTCTTTAGAAATCGTGATTGTGCCAGGTTTTGCTGATGATGAATTTGCTACACGACTAGAGGCTGTTGGGCCTGCAGCTTTTCGCACATTGCTTCCACCTTTTGCTGTATAGCGGTGGGGGAGACGCGATGATAAACGACTGTCTAACTCGTCCCAGTATTCTGGATCTGACGGGTCCCACCCATCAGCTGCGAGTTCTTGGTCAATTACTTTTGCAATCCTACTATCGGTATCTCGAGCTTGCGGATCGTACCAAGAGTTCTTTTTCAACCACCTTGTAGCATTTTGCTGAACTTCTGTAGTGATTGGGTTTGGAACGTTTTGTTTTGGTGCTTTTGCTTGTTCGAGTTGTTGCTTTTTATGGAATTGAGCTTCTTTTAAACGCTGTTTTGCGTCAGTAAGCTGTTCCAAAAAATCCACCTGAGCTGCTGCATCTCCGGCTTGGGTTGCCTGCAACATCTTCATCTTGGCATATTCGACTCTAGTAGCTTCGTCTTCGATAGCTTTGTCGATTTGCGCAAATTGGTACGATGCTGCTGTGTTTTCCACCGCTGCTAAGCGACGGGCCAAGTCCTCGTTGCGTTTCTCAAGTGCTTGAATCTTGTTTTTTGCAGAAATTTCACGTTGCCGTTTTAAATCTTTTTTAAGCCTACGTTCTTCACGTCGGGCTTCGCGGATAGCTTCACGTTCTTCTGCTGTTTCGCCTTCTTCTTCGGCAGCTTCATCGTCTTCAATTTCTTCTTGACTACGAGTGTCTTCCGGTTTTTCTTCCTCTTCAGGAGGAGGCGCTTCTACTTCAACTAATTCTTCTTCCCCAAAATCTTCTGGGGCTTCGACTTTGGCTAATACTGTGCCATCATCTTGTTCCTTAATAGGAACGTCTTTTTCTTTATCTGCCATAATTTTCTTCCAAAATTAATCTACAAAGGCCTTCATTTTCTGCGCATACTCAAATGACTTAATGCGAGAAATGATTTCACGGGCTTGTAATGTAATAAACACTACCGAACCGCCGTCATCAGCTGGATCTACAACAAAACGATCGCCACCGTATTTAATCGTCCTTACCAAATCACCAACTTTGCACCAATCGCCTTCAATCCAAGGTTCTAGTGTATCTGGTGACTTGTATGCTAAAGGACCTACTTGTACGACTTTAGCTACTGTCTCGTTGAACTTCAGTGTTTGTTGAGTTTCGTCAACAAAAATGATGCCGCCTTTACTTTTTACTTTTTGCCGACGCAGCTGGACTAAAACTCGGTCTCCAACTACTTCAACACCCGGATCTACATCAGGAAAACATTCTAATTCTGATCTTGTGTCCGGCTCTTCTTTACTACTAATATCAAATGCTGCCATACGGCTGCGCTCCTTGACCTTTACAGGTCTTCTTCTTCATCCTCCGTCAAAATTTCGTTGACAATGTCCAGGGTTGTTTCCAAACCTTCAATTTTGCCGATTAAATATTTATAATCTTCAAATGTGTGGACATTTGTCCCAGCGGTGACGGCTTCCGCTAGTTTTGCTTTTTCTTCTCTCGTGCGAGAGATAATTTCTGAAATAAAGTCCTTCATAAACTTACTAATGCAAACTTACGAAGAAATCCGCCCCAATTAATAAAAATTGCCGCTTTTAATGTCTTTGAGGTTTTTATCTGGACCAATTTTGTCAGAATTTGCCATTTTGGCTTGCGCTGCACCAATTTTCCAATTGTTGTTACGTGCTGAGCCTGATGGGCCTTTGTCTAATGTGGTTTCGCCAGGGCCGCCAGCGTAACCAGGGGTGCCTGTCATTTTATAGGCTTTTTTGTAGCCTACTTCGCCGCCGGGTTGTTTTGTATTTGCCATTATTGTCCTTGAATTGGAGGTGTTGGGGGTTGTAATTGTGCTTGTTGCTGCTGCAGTGCTGCGTCTAATCCAGCTTGGTGCTGTGCTTGTTCTTGCGCGTGGGCTGCTTGTTGGGCTTGTTGTGCCATTTGTGTCATATGGTCAACTTGCTGTTGCTGGATTTCTATGCCGTGATTCTGAATGCTTTGTTGGGCTTCAATCGTTGCTTGACGCGCCAACATATCTTGCTCATGCTGTACGCTTAACTGGTCAGAAGTCAATTGTGCGTTAGCAGCAATTTCGGCAATACGTTCTTTTGACGAATTGTTGATGTCAGCAAGGGCAATTTGAGTTGCGTTCTTCTGATTGTCAATGGTTGTCTGGGTTTCGTATCTGCCCTGTAACTCAAGTACCTGGCGTTGCAGTTCAGCAATTTTAAGATCGTAATTTTGCTTATCACGCGCAACTTCAATCTGCATACGTGCTTCAGATTCTTTTTGTTTACGCTCAGTCTCTGCCATTTGGGTTTTAAGAATAACCTGAGCAGTAGGATCTTGAGACGCAATGTTTTGTTGCTGAGCTTGTTGAGCTTGTTGTACTTTTTGTGCTAATTGTTGAATTTGCTGTACATACGGCGCCATGGTTTGTTGCGAATCCAAGGCCACCATGTGTGAAGCCAATGCTAAAGCTTGCTGTGAATCTGTGTCAAGCGGTTTTTCTTGATGCAGTTCAAGCGTATCTTGTCCGCCAGCGGCTTGTGCCACATATTGGCGCATAGACTGCAGATAGTGTAACGTTAAGTGTTGCTTGATATGTTCTAATGCATGGGGTGAAAATGATGGTCCAATAACTGGGTTGCCACCATACGCTGGGTTTTGGGCGTACTCCAAGTGAATCTTAATGTGTGCCAGATGATCTTGATCGGGGTAAGCCGCAGCAGGACGACCCATAGTCATGGATACGTTTTCAAGCGCTGGGTTAGATTCTTTTGCGCCCATCGGGTTAGGCAAAATCTCTTCTAGGTTAGGAACCTTAAGCTGCGTCAAAATGCGGCGGTACATGCTGCGAATGTCAAACATTCCTGGAGGCGCTGTCTTTGCCAATTCCAAAATAGCTTGGTTTTGGGCAAGACGTTGGGTCTCGGAAAAAATGTTAGGATCGGATACTGGGCGTACGTCGCTGTTTTGTGCAAAGTCGCGTACTTCAATTTCTGAACCAGATTGGTTGTCCATTTCTGGCAAGAACCAATGATTGATACGGGCAATGATTGCCAGTGACTTAGCTTGGCTACGATGCAAACGAGCGTGGATGCTGGAGAATACTTTAGCACCTTGCTCAATTAGTGCCTGGGCTGTGCCCACAGGCATGTTGTTGTTTGCTTCACCAATCTTTTCTTCGGATGTAGTAACAACGCCTTTAGCGGCAGTTGTCAACCAACCCATCAACTCCAATAGTACGGATGATGGTGGGTTAAACGGCATTGGCATGGCGATCTTACGCACATCGTCAACACCAGGTGAGCCTTCAATCTCAATTACCTGTGTTGGTTCAATTCGATCAGACTGTCCGCCAATGCGTCCACCCTTGAGTTTAAGCATTGTCTGGCTGTTGTTGATATGAGCAGCGTCAAGCAAAGCACGAAGAGAACCGGTGAGAGCAGCACTAAGACCACCAATAAGCTGAGGTAGTCCAATAGCGTAAGCTCCACGCCAGGGGATGAATTTAAATTCAACGTACCAGTCAAGCTTTTCAAGTTTGTCATCACCAGACTCCCAGTTGCGGTAAAGCGCTAATACTTCGCTCGTTGTTTCATCAATAGTCATGATGTAAGGAGCGCGCCTACCCTCTGTCAGTGGGTCTTCTTCCAAACGCATGAAGCAAGTTATCTCATACACACGACGCAGGCCGTCGATGTTTTTAGAAGGCTCTTGTTTGCCTTCAATTTTGTTGTTTGCTTTTTCAGACTGGGTCTGGTCTGTTAACGGTGCATCGGATGAATAGTTAGCATCGATGTCACGGTAAATACCAGCTTCAACACGTTGTAAAAACGTGTCTTCAGTAATGTCTTGAACTTCAGTTACGCGCGGGGAGGTGTAGAAGTTAGTTGTGGAGTAAGGCAGAATGATGTTGTCAATTGCAACCCATTCGCAAGTTGGTCGTTTTTGTTCTGTGTCAAAACGCCATTTAAGAAACTGTGAACCACCGAGCGGTAATTGGGTTAGCAGCTGCTCCATCTCATCACGGTATTCAGGAATCTGCTCAGTCAACTGCCAGTTCATAAATGTTACTTTACGATCTGCAGTTTCTTCCTTAACACGATCAGCTTCACCCTTGATGTTGGACTTAACCAAGCCATCGGGTGGTAATAATTCTTTTGCGGCAGAGGCAGCAAAGTCAACGCAGGCTTCTGCCATGACAGGATGCACCACTTTGGATGCGCCATCAAATGTTGCACCGCCAGGTGCGTCTTTGCCTAAGCCAGTACGCTTTAGTCCTTCTTCGTATTGTTTGTCACGTTGCTTACGAGCTTCTTTGTCAACGTCAATGAAGTCTAAATACTCAACTGCCAGTTTTTGTAACAGGTCTTCATCAAATTCTTCGGCTAAGTTAGCATAAAACTCAGGATCTTTGATTGGACCTTGTTTGGGTTGGAAGTTAACAACAACGGAGCCATCGTCTAACTCAATGACTTCTTGTTCTACCTCAGCAGGATCTAGCCCGAGTGCTTCCTCGTAGAGATCCATTTCGGCGTCTTGTTGCTGAGCTTCTGCTAAATTGTCTTCAGTGTCGAGCCCGGGCAAGTTTTGACCCATTTGCATCGGTATTTGTGGATTTGCCATAGATTACTTTAAAATTTGTTGGATCATGTTTGTCCTAATACTACTAATGCAAAGAAAAGGACATTTTCGCCCTATTGTGCATAAGGGTTGGTAAATCGTTTGCCGTAGTCGTCGTCTGCATAGCTATAATCGCGTGGTGGCAGGTAATCTAGCTGGATCCAGCCAGAATCTCGTAAGACACGCAGCGCTTGTGACAGGGAGTCTACGTAGTCATCGTGACCGCCTGCCTCTGGAAACGAACAAACCTGACGTAAGAACCGTTTAGCCCAGTCAGCGTAGTCGCCTTTTTGTTTGGTGTCCTCGGGTATGAATACTTTTCCCTTAGCCACGAGGGGCGCGACAATGTTTAAGCGCTGCACCTTGTCAGCACGTCCAGGATTGTAACCCCGCACTGGAACCATAGCGCCTTGAAGCTCTTGAATCAGGGAAATACCCGCCGATTTGTCTTCCATTAGGATCAGATCCGCTTTTCTGCCCTTAGCAAAGTCATTATCAGCGCCATAAACCACTTCTTTGTAGTCATCAATCACTTTTCGGCGTAATTCTGGGTAGGCAAGGTGCGCATCCCACGCATCTAACAGGATAATCGCTGTACCAGCGTCTAATTGTTCAAAAACTCCCCAAATTGTACAAGCCGTGGGGTCGTTCATGGTTTTTTCGCTAGTAGCAGGGTCATAGCTGGCGATGACATACTCCAAAGTAGGAGTTGGTTTGTCTGCGGGCCAGAGTTTGAACTGTTTGCGTTTGATAATACCAGCGGACTCGGGGTCTAAAATCTCACCGTAAATCTCTTGACGACCAATGTCGGTGCCATCATACGTCTCTAGCTGTTTAAAAAACGTTTCAGACAGGTTTACGCGGTTATCGTACGAGGAAGCGTTGGCAACGTATACGTCACCGCCCACTTTTCCTTCGTTTAAATCAACAATCAACTCCTTTGGCTTAGGAGTTGTGGTGATTATTTGCTGAACTCTCGGTATTCTAGGATCTTTAAGACGTAGTGTGAATTGCACTCCATCGTAGGCTTCGTCAAGGTAATCGAAGGCGCAGAGTTCGTCAAACCAAGCTCCGTGATATTGCTTACCACGATAGCGTTCTGGTTCCGAACCAGGAATACCCTGAATAATTGATCCGTTAGTAAGGGTGATTTCAAATAATGATTTGTTGTAGTCCCGGATGAGGGAAGGTGGAATAATATTGAGTAGTCCGCTGTCACCTTCAAAGCAAGTGGCTCGTATGTCATTACTGGTTGGAGCAGTAACAAGCCAGCGAGTATTGTCATATGTCCAAGCGCGAATCCCAATCCAATGCGACGCAGTGTGGGTTTTTCCAGAACCGCGTCAGCGAGCATAAGAAACGTATCGTATTGCCCTCCTTTTGGTTCTTGTTGGTGGGGGAGTGCCTGTAACGCCCATTTAGTCTGCCAAATGATGGCATCGCGTTGAGATTTAGGCCAATGCTG